CAATAACGACTGGAACAGATTTATCAGATTTTTGTTGACCTGGAGGGACTGGAGCAGTCCTTCCGACAACGACCACAGACGCATTATTATTAACATTAGTGTTATCAGGCATTTTTAAATAACTCCGACTCTTCCTTTAGCGATAGTGAATGTTCTCCTTATAGATATATAGTCACCGACGACAGGGTTAGATCCGTGAGAATCCGCAGTTGTTGTAAATCCTGTCAATACAATACGGTCTGCACCAAATTTTTTATCAACTCTTAGACCGTTTGCAGCAGTGATAGTGTTATTGTTTTCATCCTTCATTCCAGGAGTAACACCATCTGTAAAATCTGGGCCCATTGAGTGACCAGGTAATTTTACAAAATCTCCTGTTTGAATACCAGCTATTTGATTAGCATCCTCAAGTCGAACCACATACTGAGTAACTGCAGTACCAACGGTTACATATCCTCCATTTGCTGCACCATAACCAGCACCGTTTGCCCAGTATCCAGATGTGATACCAACTACTGTGGAGAATCCAATTGGTTTTTCTAGATCTTCGGTTGCGATTATTTCATAACCAAGTGCTGTAGTTGCTGCACCTGCATAACTTGAAAGTGTTGCGGTTTGTGTTGCTGTTAATGCAAGTTTTAGATATCCAGATTCCCTTACATTTCCTGAATCATCAACTGGATCCTCATCTTGAGTGACAACATTAAAGTTAAGGAACTTATCACCAAGTGTAGCAGTACGAGTTGTACTGAACAATCCAACCATTGTTCCGATACCTGCAACAATATCAACTTTACTGCTACTAATATCTTTACCCTCACCATCTTCAATATAAAGTAGTTCTGGGCCCTCAAAGGATGTTTGATGGTCAATTGTTATATTAATTGAATCAAAGTCTGTATCGTAAATATCAGGAGAAGCAATAAACTCATCAGCAGGCCCAAGTATGATATTATTTGTTGTGGTAATCTTACCAGTTGCATAAGCATCAATACCACTACCACAATTTCGAATGATGTTTCCACCAGTTGCTACTACTGTTGTTACAGAAACGTCTAGAGGGCCAGCAAAATTTTCAAATAGACAGTCATTTATTCGAACAGTCTCAGATGATTGAACATCTAATGGTCGAATATTAAATCTATCTGTCAATCCACCATCAACAATTGTACTATTCTCTATGGCAACTCTTTTTGAATCTCTTGCATAGAATCCACCACCAGAACTATTTCGAATCTCCATGTCTTTGAATAACATAGAGGTACCATTAGCAAAGGTCATTAAATTATTTTCATCATCTAGAGTAAACATCATGTTGTTTGAATTATTACCATCAAATGTAATATCCGCAATCGTAATGTCAGTCGGATTAGTAACTGAAGAATTGACTAAATTACCATCAAAACTCAAAGCAGTTCCACCACTTACACCTTGGTCAGTTGCATCTGTAGCATAATACTGTTTTCTGACAACAGTATTTTTTCCATTTCCTCTTAAACTAAATTGAGTTGGAATAGTTATTTTATTAGTGAGATAGGTTCCACTTGGAAGATCCAAGTAGTTTCCACCAGCTGCAATAGTTCCAGTGATTGCATCTGAAAGTGATTTTGTATTATCATGAACTACCTTGATTAAAGAAGTTGTTCCAAAACCAACTGCATTGTTTAGACCATAATTACCTTCAACTGTGATACTATTCTGACCGACTGCTACTATTTTATCAATATCCCATCCTCTTCTTTGACCCTCTGTACCAATGGTTGGGAAATGAATCTGATGTGTCTCTGTTGTGCTAGTTGAAAAACCAAGAAATTCGTTTTCAGTTCCTTTTGGACTCCAAGCAGTTTGTTCATAAACTCCATAGTCTTTCCAGTTAATTTCTGTTGTTGAAGATCCTAATTCTTTTTGACCAAGAACAGCAATTAATTTTGCACTACCAAGATTTGCATTGGAAGCATTCCCTTGTCCAGTATAATTCTGACGGTAAATTAGAAGACCATGATTTGCATCTGTTCTACTTAATGTTAAAGAGTTATGATTCAAATCATTAAAATTATCTAAAGTTGCATTAAGAACTCCAGTTCTTGCCCCAGACCCAGAATAAGCACCAGTTGGATCTATCTGAGAAGAAACACCAACTTTACCATTCCTCATATTAAATTGTGCTTGCCAGTAATAATAAGTTACTGCATTAGATGCTCCTGTTGTTGGAATTGCCTCTACTTTTACTGTATTAGTTGTAATTGGAGGAGCAATTGTGGTAGTATCAGATGATTGAGTTACACCAAACAATTTAACTCTCTCATCAACAAAGAATTTAGCAGTTGATATACCAGATATCTGTAGTTTGCTACTTACAATTGAACCATCACCAACGTATATTGTTCCATCATTACTGACACCCAAACTTCTTAATTCATAAGCAGATAATTCATGTGGGTCAATCATTTCATAACCAGTACCATCATCTTTAACTTTGATGATACGATTTCTCTTGTAAGTTACCTCTTCAGTTGCATCAGGTAAATCAGATAATTTGAAGTTTTCGTATACATCTGCACGTATTGTTCCAGTTACATCTAACTCATGTTGTGGAGATGCATTTCTGATACCAACGTTCTGTGTTGCCTTATCAACTAAGAGGGATGGGTTTGTATCATCACCAACTTGGAAGAATGGATTATTAATTGCATTACCTTTAATTAATAACTTAATTGCTTCTATACCATCAAGTGAAGTTGATGTGACTTTATTTGAGAAGTTAACGGGGCCGTTAAATTCTGATGGTAAGTTTTGATTTGGCCCACCACCAACACGTAATGTATTACGAATGAATACATCATCAAAGATAGCAGAGTTTGAATCTCCAGTTTCACCTAAGAATAATTCTCTTGGTTCTGCTCTTTGACCACTAAAGAAATCACCACGGTCATTCATACCTGAGAAGAATACAATTCCACCTTTTTCTTCTCTTGAAATTGCAAGAAGTTCTGGTTCTGGTTCAATTTGTTTCTTAATTTTTTGTGGTAATGAAGTTGAATAGTTACCTGGCCCGTATCCGATGTATTCAAACGTATGACCTGATGCTCTAATCGCAGAAAATCTATGAACTTCAGATGGAATTACATCAATCTTTCTTACAAGGTCATCTATTTCATGTGCTACTGATTGAGTTCCCAAAACACCTCTGAAAACTGTCAATTGGTCTGTCTGTCCAAGTGTTTTTGATTTTACTCGAACAATTTCATTTCCAATTTGTAGAAAATCACCAGTGCTAATACCAACTGTGCTATCAATATTGATAGTGCTTTTACCTTCAACATCACCTGCAGTTGGTATGGCAACTTTAACTGGTGTACTAATACCCGTTAATAATGCGGAAAGACTACCAGAAATTTTCTCAGAAGCAAGAGAAGTATCTTGACCTAAAGAATTTAAACTATACTTATAAAGTTCTGCACCTAATTCACCAGTCATTGGTATTCCAAGTGTAGAATTCATCGTAAAACTTGTATTCGAAACTTTTTCTTTTACAATAAAGTCAAACCCATTATAGACTGTTGCTGCCGATCCAACTAAACCTGCAACCTTTATCTTATTTCCAACTGCTAAGTTATGATCTACACTCGTTGTGACTGTAACAATTCCAGAAAGTGTCGTATTAGCAACACCTGCAATATTACTAATTCCAATCTTCTCATCAAGTAAAGTAAATATACCATTCGTCGTGCTTACAGGGCCTGTGTAGATACCTGCAGTCGAACCTGATGTCTGTCCTTGAGCAACGTGTGTATAGGTAACTGACTTTGTGCTTGGAACAGATGTGACTTTATATAATCCATTGAATGCACCATTTGTTCTATCGTCAACTGAACCAACACCAACAACTTGTATTACGTTATCAGGTGCTAAATTAATTCCTGAAACCTGAACTACACCATCAGTTCCACCACCAACTGCAAGTGTCTGACCGATACCGTATGCAGCACCACCATCAATAATCTCAACAGCAGTTATCGTTCCACCAGTTCCAGTTCTAACTTTGACAGTTGCACCACCACCACTTGTGCCAGCACCTGTCAATGCCTGATTGTATAATACAGTGTTAGCACCGTATCCGCTACCAGGAACTGTAAGGCTTAAGTTTGTGATTGCATTTAAATCATGCTCAACATCTGTTGTTAGGGTTGTGATACCTGCACTATTACTTTCAGCAAAGGTAACTGCAAATCCAATACGATTATCTCTTAGATAATTAATTGCTGTTTCTTTAGTAATACTATTAAGAGGATTGTTAACATCAACCTTACCTAGTATCTCATTCGATGCAGCAGAAACAGAGTGTGTTGGATCATTATTTGGATTATCTTTATCAACTGTCGGATATAAGTTAAGGAAGTTCTGTTTATATTTTGAATCGGAGAACTCAGAAACAGTTGGAGATATATTTCCAATCAAACAAGTTAGATAGTAAACACCATCTTGTTGATCTGAAATATATTCTTGAATTGTTTCGACCTCTTGTATTGTGTATGATGTATCATATTCTGTCCTTTGGAATGTTGGTAAATTTGCAGGTGAAAGACCATTTGCACTCGCACGAGCATCAGTCACAACTCCAACAAATGCACCACCAATATTAGTATTTGTATAAGTAAATGATTTTGAAGTTGGTGTGCTAGTGACTGTAAATAATCCATTGTATCCTGAATTATCAACTCCAGTTGTGTTTGTTGAACTTCTTACATTTTTAATTTTAATACCATCACCAGTACTTAGTTTGTGTGCTGTTTCTGTTACAACAACATTTTTAAGTCCATCACTCGCATCAGTTGAAACACCAGCAATTACTCTTGGATTACGATTATAAATCACAGGTTGGTCTACTGGTATTCCACTAGCTGGAATTTCTTGTTCTAAGACTGATTTAGATTCCTGTAATACATAATTCTTTTCTGGTTTCTTTGCAATATCTGCACCTTTAAAATCTTTTGGTATTACATAACGTAATCTATAGATACGATCATCTAATGCACGACTCTCTGCTTTTCTTTCAACATAAGTTGAAGAATTATTTGCAACAATGTCTGTAGAGAATCCAACGAATCCCTCATATATTTTATTTTCAACTGTAGTTGTTGCACTGAGAATATACCAGTTGTTTTTACTCTCATCAAATTGAATTGGATGTCCAATTTCACCAGGTATCTTATCGGTAACTGTGCTTTGAACTGTAAGAACTCCACCCTTTGTATTAATTTCTTTTGGAACCACAATATTTGCAAGAGCATCATTTTGTGTATTTGCAAGTTTGATTTTATTATCAGCACTACCAAGAATTACAAAATATTTTCTACCAATTTCAATTCCATCTGGAGTTCTACCATCATCAGCAAAGACTCGAACAGATTCACCTGCAAGAAAATTATGATTTGCGGTTAGAGTAATTTCCTTTGATGCGATAGTGTTACCAGAAGATGTGCGAGCAACGGTGAACTTTTTCTCAGAACTTGGGCCCTCTCCTGAGAGAACTGGCATCAGTATTGGTGCACTATAAGTTACGTTTTGTCCACCCACATTTACATTTAAGTATAACTTATCACCTTTTTTCGCACCAATTCTATATCCATTTACAACGTTGGTTGGTGGATTTGTTATATCTTTCTCCCCTGAGATATAGAGTCTTGATGTTTGTCCAGTTCCTACGTTTGCAAGAGTCATCGCAGGATCTAATAATCTCCAAACAATATTTGTTTCTTCTTTTTCTAAATCTTTTGGTGGAACAATATGAGTTACGTAACCAGTGTCGTCACGATTAAATGAATCTGGTTTGAATCCCTTTGATACTAATGCTTTGTTACCAAAGTTAGAGTTAGAGTTTGTGATTGATTGTTCTCCACCAGATTCTGCTAAGAAATGATTCGCAAAACCAATCGCAAAAACAGAAACTGCCTGAATAAATGCATCATTTGATACTTTAATGTGGAAGTTATCGTATCTCTTTCTATATTGTGATTCTGGATTTAAATATAAAGGAGTTTCAATATCAGCATCAGCTGCAGCATCAACACTGTTTAAGTAGTCTCCAGTTGATGGTTTGTATATTACAAATGCTTTGTCATCTTTTTGTAGACCAATACCAGTAAACTGAGCAACAACCATAGATTTAAATCCAGTTGCTTTTGAACCATCAGCATGTAATCCACACATACCAAAGACAGATCTAAGTGAGCAGTTAAAGATGTATGGTGAAGCACCAGTGACTGTATCTGCTTCAATTGTTACTTTTGGTGTAAAACCAGTGAGGTTTACAACGTCATCATTTGCATCTGCGTTTAAATTATATGAGAATTTTCTGTCACTTGTAATACCAGTGACTCGATATGTTCCATTGTAGAGGTCAGTTGAACCAACACCAGTGATTAGGATTTGGTCATCAACAGTTAATCCGTGGGCATTTTCTGTTGTAACTGAGGCATTTAAGTTAGTTGAGGTTAACTCTGTAATCGCATTATCATTTGCAGATAAATCACCAACGATTTTAGTCTCTGGTGTATTTGGTTCAAAGTCATTGTTAATTGGATAATCAGGAATATTTCTATTTCCAGTATCATTTCCATAAGCATTCATTAACTTGAAATAATACTGCTGTAAATCTGTTGTTCCTGTTAAGGAATCATTGTTTTGACCATCAGCATATTCAAAGCAAGTTAATTTATGGTGAGATATATTTGGATTTCTCTTTTCAGTAAAGTTTTTACTATAATATACTGACTGATTCGCATCAAACATACTAAATTGCCAGAAGTAGCAACCACCAGTTACACGGAAGAGTGCGGATCTGGGTATAACATCATCCCCAAAGTCAGGATTAGGCACATATAATGGTCTTACTTTTGTTTTTCTTAAATCAAGACCAACGATTGAGGTTCCTTTTGGAACAATTGTACCACCATGAATTGAATTAAACTTATATAATACATTATTTACGTTGTTTAAATCAAATATTGACCCATTATCAAGTTCAATATCTGTTGTTCCTGTGATATCTGATTTGTTTACGTCAAAATACTGTGGACTACCACCATTATTTTTTACATATAAACCAGGTCTATTATCAATTACATGCTCACCTGGATAAAGTAAAACTGTTGTTCTGTCAAATTTATCGTTATTCTGTCCTGATTGATATGAAAATCTAGCTGCTTCAATTAATGCTCTCTGTATAGTAACGAAAGGTCTTGTTAAAGAGTTTCCTTTGTTGTCAAAACTATCTGTAGCATCTAGGTCAGACGGGTTTACATATAAAATATTACCATCAGTATTAACTAGAAAATTTTCTAACCTTGAAAGGGGCATCGTATTAGCACACTAAATTTTTCTTCTGTCTTATTTATCACGAAAGAAAGGGAGGGCACTCCTTCTACATGGAGATCTTTTGTACTCCCCCCTCAAAAAGGTTTTGAATCAATTTTTGGCCAGAATTTTTTTTTCGACTTTTTTGAAATTAAAAGGTCATTTTCATTTAATTATAGCACAAATGGGATATAAGTCAATGCTATTCTTCCGTGTAAATCATGTCACCACGCAACTCAGCAAGTTTTGCAATTGCGATTGATTCAATGCAAGTCCAATAAGTTTCTCCACTCACCATATTCTCATCAGTAAAGTATTCTGCAATGTCTTCTTGCAGATATTGTAGCTCTCTTAACTGATGTCTTTTGATTTGCATAATTTAATTGCAGATGTTTTTATTTATTAAGTTGTAATTGTGTTTCTTGGGAAACTATAATTTGGATCAGTGTAGTTACGATCTTCAACTGATATATCAGAATTTTCATTGAAGTTTGGATCAGGATAATCATATCTATCATTACCCTCATACTCAGTTAACAGTGGATTCACATCTTTTCTTTCACCAAAAACATGGAAAAAACAATCAATCGACTTATCATCTGCTTCTTTAATAACTATTTTTTCATTATCAAATGAAACTACATTTAAATGAAAATGCCTATCTCCTATTGGTTGTAATTGAACTGTGATACTATCTTCATGAACCAGATCCTTCCAATAGTAAGGTAATTCAATCGTATTTGATCCTGTTAATCTACCACGATAAAAAACAGCAGACTCTGGGCCTTCTAACGAAACATGGCGAAGTCTCCATCCACTTCCTTTTGTTGGATGTTTAATATCAAATGATTTGGGTGGTAAAGAGTCAGCAACTCCAAATCTAGAAGCAAGTCTACCTTTATTAAGAGAATCAATAGCACCAGACACATATAAATCACCGTCAATGTAAACTGTGTTGACAGATCCACCACCACTTACGTGAAGTGCATTAGGGGTTTGTGAATCACCCTGTAGCACTGAGTTCCCTCTTACATTAAGGGATAGTTTCATATTTTGTTGAGTTGATGTTGGGTCTGCTGTTCCAATTGTAACTGTCGCAACACCACCAATTTCATCTAAATTACCAAAGATAGAGACACCAGCACAGGAAAAAATTCCAGATTTAGTATACCTTCTTTGAAAATCTAAAACTTTTGAATGGTCTGGAGTTCCTACATGAAGACCAATTGTTTGAATTTCTACGTTTCTTATTGACATAATTTACCTCTAATCATTTAATGCGTCTATCTTATCCCACTCAGTTTTAATATCTTCATGGAAATCACATACGTATGGATCAGTTCCACAACTGGTTTCAATATCTTGTTTTTCACTATGTAGAGACATCGTTCCACCACTATCAATTAATTTACTACCACCAACAAATTCTGTGGAGTCAACACCAACATCAGTAACCATATCTTTTCCTGCTTCCATTGTAATATTTTCTTTTGCAATTAAATTTATATCCTGGCCTGCTTCCAATTGAATATTTTTTCTTGCTTTAATATTAACTGTACCTCTTACTGATTCAATATGAATGACACCATCTTTTGCATAGATTACAACACCTGCTTCACCATCTTTATCAAATCCACCACCACCACTTTTTTTACCGTTTGAAATTAGTTCTAAAGATGCGTTACCTAATACTTTTGCATTACCAGTATTAGTAAACAAAATTCCTTGACCAGAACTGGTATCTAACATGTACTCAGAAAGATCATGTTTTGCAAGATCACCTCCACCAGTCACTTCAAAAGTAGGATAACCTCTACGATAATAATCTTTCAATCTTTCAATTTGTGTTCCAACTTCTGCTTCAACTAACTTTTTGATTTCCCCTTGAGTTAAACCCTCTGCATATCTACCAAGAGGAGGTCTTTTTTCTATTCCTTGATTATCTTCCGTATGTTGCATCAGTAACCTCCTCCATATCCACCACCACTAGGTGGAGTTGAGTCACTTGAATCCGATGTGGTTGAAGTATCGGTGGTTGGAGTTGTATCGGTTGTAGTAGTTGGAGTTGATTGTTCCGTTACGATTATTGGAGTTGTATCCACAGGTGTGGGTGTCTCTGTAACCTCCGTAGTTTCTGGAGTTGCATAACTAGATGTTTGTGATATCACCGCAGGTTGTCCTATACTTTCTTCCATTGTATCATAAATTATTGAATCTGACCCACTATGTGTTGCTCCTGTCATTTTTAATCCATTTGACATCACATGATAAGGCCCAGAATAAGGAACACCATTTACATATCCAACAACTTCTTTATTGTCACCAATACAATCAATAACTTGTTCAATTCCAATGAGTGGTCTTGCCCTTCTTTCATCTGCACCAATATCCCTTGTGAATTGAGGTGTGAATGACATGATTGGAATGACCTCTGCACCAACTCCTGTTGCTGTGCTAAATTTTGCTGTTGGAAAACGATTATATTGGACGTTAAAATCATCAGGTATTGTCACATCCAAAACTTCTCCATCTGGAGAGGTGATAATTGGGAACTCGTTGTCTCCAATTATAACTGTATCATCTGGACTATAATTAAATCCTGGTGTATCTAAGAATATATCTTCAATTGTTCCAACAACATTTGTTCCGATTCCAACTGATTCATTATCTGTTGTGTTTACACAGTAACCGTATCCAGTTTTCATCAATACTACTTTTTGAATAACTCCATCTTTTACTAATGGTCGAGCAAAAGCACCTTTTCCGTTTCCAGTATTATCAACTACAACTAAACCTGTTGTCTCATCATATCCACTACCACCTTTAATAACTTCAATTGAGAATATACGATTATCATTTCCAACTATTGGTAGTAACTCAGCACCTGTTCCTGTTCCAGATACTTTAACAATTGGTGGTAAACATTTAGGATAGATAAATCCTGGTGGTGTTGGAGTTATATCATCTTGAGTTGTTGGATTTCTAACCTTATTATTACAAGCATCAAACGCAAGGTTCTGTGCACCAAAGAGTGAAGACTGAGATATTGCACTCTCAATCGTTCCGAGTCCAAACATTTCCAATTCACCACTAACCTCACTTATTTTCTTTGTTGTATCAATTGTTTCTTGTAATGGGACTCCATTTACACTTACATCACTTACATCTTCGCCACTTTTCTTTATGTCGTCTGCTATATTTTTAAGTCCTTTTGATAATCCAGTAAGGGCATTAGCTTTTGAAACTTGATCTCCCCAATCATCAGGTGCTGCTGGTATTATACCACCTGCAAAAGCAGAACTCCAAGTTTTTGATGGTGTACATGGAGGAGCACCACACCCATCAAGAAATCCTAATAATCTTTTTGCCATTGCAGCTGGGCCTCTCAAAAGACCTGTAATAGATGATAATCCACCAACTAACCAGTTGAGTCCACTCATAATTCCACTCAGACCTTTCTCAAGAGCATCAAAAACTTTTGCAAAAATTCCTGATACAAACTGATCTATGGCACAAAGTGCACCATTTACAATTTTTCCAAGAAGATTATTAAACATATTTTTTATAACACCACCGATTCCACCAAGAACACCTTTAAATACACAAGCAATCAATCCTAAAATACCTCCAGCTGCTTTCTGTGCACCTTTGGATGTGTTTTGTTTTTGTCCTTCTTTTGAAGTTTTAATTTTACCAAGTAGTTTGGAGAACTTCTTGTTAAGATTCTTGATTATTTTTTTTCGGATATTATTTACTGTTCCTTTAAGCAATCCCGACATCTGTTCTTTAATCATATCGAGTTGATAATCCATGTTAACAATTTCATTTGTTATTGGATCCATCCAAGTTCCAAGATTATTATTTAACTTTTGAGTTCCACTAATAAAATCTTGAAGCAAACCTTGTGCTTGACTTACAACGTTATCTCCACACTTATCAATTGAACCAATTTTTATTGTTGCACTGTCCTCTAAAAATAAAGAAGCAAGATTTTGTTCTCCCTTATATACGTAAATTGACGCATCAAATTTAGGAAAATTTTCCATCCATTCTTTGCTGTATTGATGTGATTTAAGTCCACTTGTGTCAAAAGTATACGCAAAGGCATTATTAGAACTGTTGCCAGGATCACTATTCCTTTGTCTCTCATTTTCTACTTGTCCTTGTGCCTTTGGTAGAGTTGAAAAAATCATTGGTATCTGACCATCAGGGCCATCAGCAAAAAATCCGAGAACAGTTTCCCCACCAACACAGGCTAGAGTTTCTCCAATTCCACCTGAACCATCTCCACCATCAGCAGGTAGTAAAAATTGAGCCCAACGACAGTCCTTATCAGGCAACTCACTTTCGTCAAAAGTATCATACCCACAAATTCTTATCTTTGCTCGATGTGATTGTTTAGCATCAAAATTTAAGACATCAGCAGTTCCCTTCCAGTGTTCTTGCGGAACAACTTTCGCAAAGAACCATTGAAATCCATCTTTACCAGCAAAATTAATCGTTTGTAGGGTATCTAAACTCATTAGTCGTCATATACTAAACACTCTGGTTCGTCAGGGTGCATTTCACAGAATAATTCTAACACATTAGGGTCGTGATGATCACCTGCTTCGATCTCATCGTGATGATGATCTGCATATACTTCGAGTTCATGTAACTCCTCAAGCATATGTCTCTTCATTGGTTCAGAAGTAGTTGGATCGGCAAGAACTTCCTTGTCGTGTTCGATGTGTTCTTCTATGCTTTTCATTTTTTTTACCTCCATGTACAGTATGTACATTATTATTTATGTTGATTTTTTGGATTCTAAAAATCCATAAGAGTCTCGAACCAGTTTAAGATAAGTGGCATTTAAATTTCCCTCACAATGATGTCTCAATGCTCTTATCAAATATTTTCCACTTAAATTAGCATCTCTCTCTTTGGATTGTCCTGCATTTAGACGGGGAAACTTACATCTTATTATATCACCAGCCTTCATATTTGTGTTAAGTGGTACCGAAATATTTAAAGATTGTGTGAATAACAAATTATATCTTGCTAATGATTTTGCAATATCAGTTCTCTCTGCATTTTTTCCTCCAGTTGGTTCTAGTCCATCTTCACCTTGCCCAGTTACACCGTGATCTGATACTCTAAACATATACCTAGATACTTCTTTATCAACATATGGATCGCCAGTTTTTGGAATTTGATCTTGTCCACCCAACTTATTATCTTTAATCTCCTCAGATAAGTCATACTTATAAAAACTCATTTTATGTGTTAGTACGTTATAGTATTGAGTTGTATTATTATACATTCCAGTTATCAGTGCCTTTCGAAGATCGGTATTCTTTTCCACGATATAATTTAATATCTGATAGTTAGAATCAAATGTATTACTATCAATTGCTCCCATACCTCTCCACTCATAAGGTTGTTCCTCTGTTCCATGTATTTCAAAGTTAACAAGTTTACCATCCGATTTTTCAGCATACTCCCTTGTCGATGAAACTAATCCATCAATACTTCGAAAGTTAAATCCTGCTTTATTTTCATAAAATAAAAAACCAGAAGTTCCATTTGCTTTAGCATTAGTGCTTCCATCTTCACCGTCTTCTCCACTTGATGAAGTAATCTTTGATATTGATTTTGGACTTAACCATAGTATTGTATAAAATGGTTTTCTCATATTACCCATAAAAGAATAAGTATTCGCAGTTGGTTCTGTAAATATTTCTTTGTTTGAATCCAATGAATTTTGATCAATCAATAATTCATCTACAATTTCACTTATCAATAGAGGTTTATCTCCATCTCCTCCAAATCTTTTTTTGACTCTAGTGGTTTCATTTTTTAAATACTCTAGAGAAACTAAATGTATTGTGAATTTAGACGCTTGCCTTTGAGTATCCATCCCACTAACCTTGTAAACATACAATTCATTATGACCTGGTTCTATGTTTCCCTCCGAATCAGTCACACCAAATTTAAATTCTCCTGATGCAGTCTCAATATCCATAGCAACCATCTCTCCACCAGTCATCAGTATCTCGCTAACAACATTAACATCTGATACTACATTTAATTGCATTGATACTGATGGTGACAGTATATCTTCAAAGTATTCAATTGATCGAACAGCATTCGATAAACCCACTCTTTTACCAGTTTTTGTGGATTGTATCTCTAGAAAGTGTATTCTGAGTCCTTGAATTGCTTGTACCATTAGTTACCTGCCATTTTTATAAAGAACAAATCATCAGATGAAGTAAATTCATAATCAACAATAATATTGTTACTGGGTGATTGTAAATCTTTCGGTACAGTCACTGAAGGTAATTCAACATCTGTACTGAATGGAATCATTGATTCTCTTCCTTCTGAAAAATCAAATATATTTACTGCTGCATCTTCATTAAAGATAAAGTTCTCTGGATTAATACCAACACCTGGTTTTCCTTCAAGAGTTCCATCAGCAAGAGGTGTTATTTCCAGTTGTGATCTAAATATTTCCATAAAAAATCCACCTTTACTTGTAGCAAAATTTAAAAATCTTACAAATGGACTATTAAAAACCCGACCTGAGAAGTTAGTAAACTTATCAAGGTTACTTAATTTTGATGTCTTACTTTTAGGAACCTCTGGTGCTAAAAATAATTTAGAGTAATTAAATTTTTTGTTTTTACTCTTGCCGATATCAATATTGGCATTTTTACTCTGAACATTTGTTGGGAATGTATTTGGATCATCAATCATATACTCTTGCATTAATCTTTGCTGTTGATTGAATGATTTTGTCAAATTCTGTTGATTCTTTCTATTTAAAGTATCTCTAAGAAACTTTGCCTCTTTATCACCTATCTGATCCATGTCACCCAATTGAGTTAATATTTGATTCTGTCTTTTTAACATTCTTTCTATTGTTGATGGATTCTTTGTTCTTCTCAATCTCTTAGTAATTCTTGCTAATTCGTTTCTCAACTTCTGAGTTTTATCATCTCTAAAGAAACTAGAATCACCAGTTATTTTTCCACCATCATCACCACTAACTGTTGTTGATCCAACTTTTCCACTTCCTCCAACATTATCAGTAGTTCCACCTACGTTTGACTCTGCTGCTATGTTTTTATTAAATCTCTGAACCAATTTTTGCTCTCTTAAAACCTCTCCCTTTTTAGGTCTAGTTGATATTCTGAAACTTTCTTCACTCATTGTTATTTTATTCCTATTCCTTCTAACATTAATATCTTGAGACACATCAGTTTTAAATTTCTTTGTTATCGTTCTTCCTTTACCATCAAGAGTCTTTGTACCTTTTTTTGTGCTAACAAATCTATCACTTTCATTTTTATATTTTTTCTTTATTTTCCTTGGTTTCCTTCTAAATGCAATGTCTTTCTTGAAAATATCAGTAGTAGTATCTAGATTTGATTTAGTTCTAACATTAATTCTTTTACTATCTGCACGAACTTTACGTAATACTTCATCTAAACTAGAGAGTTGTGTTATTTTTTTGTCTCCAAATTCAGAATCACTATCATCACCACCAAAAAGAGTTCCAAGAAGTCCTAATCCTAAAAGACCACCACCAATAATAGCAGCTTTCTTTTTAGTTTCTGATAATTTTATATCTTCAACTTGTTGTGTATTGTCTTTTATAAACTTTAAAAAAGTTCTATAATCACTCTTTCTTTCAAATTTTAATCTAGATACTTTATTTTTTTGTGAGTTTGGATTTATTTTTTCGACAATACTCTTTACTGGAGAATTAGAAAATATCATTTGCTTAACTCATGTAAATGTTATATAAATTCTTAGAATTAGGAAGCGACAAAGAATCATAATCTAAGGCACTGAGGAATTTAATATCTATCACACCACCACTATCTGCTCCTGAACTCACTACCTGTTGGTTATTATTATTCTGTTTCTGGGAAGTAGATGAACTATTTTGTATAATTATATTACTTTGTTTGTTTGTCTTTGATGGAGTATAGTTAAAAATATCTGGAAAACGAGTTTTAAATTCGTCAATATTTCCTGATTTGATTAGATTTTGATCAAATGATTCTGGTAGTAATCTTTTTTCATCAAATTTATTATTGTTTCTTTTTGCATTTATATAATTCAAGGCATCTTCATAAAATCTTATTTTAGCCTCACCAGCTGGTAAATTTGCAGATCTTAAAAGTTCATATTCAAGTGTATCTAAAGTCTTAGGAGAGTTATCAACAAAGTTCTTGACTGCATTAAGTCTAGAACTCATTGTCATATCATTATATTTTTCTGGAATCTGAACACCTTGTGTAATTCTACTAAAGAAAAATGAACTTACGGGGTCAGCATATCTATTTCCAGTTCTTAAAAATTTTTGTGCTGCTTTTAAACGTTCTATCATTGCAGCAATCTCATTTCTCTTTTGGAAATCAGCGAAAAATTTTAGACCTGCTCTTTGTGCATATAAATCATCTATTTCTTTCTGAAGAATATTCAATTGAGTTTTAACTGATTTTGAGATTGCCTCATCCTTAGTCAGATTAGGATTTTCTTCCATTAAATTTTCAACTCCAGAGTCAACATTACTGGATAACTCATCCGTTAACTCAACCATTCCAGATGGTAAACTTGAACGTTCAATGTATGCTTTAATAATTCTTTCAACAATTGGAGTGAGTAACTCTATCTTATCCCTTAAGAACCTGAAAAATTTTCCTGCATTTTTGTAGAGTAGAAATGTGACTCCTCCGACTGCTAATCCTATTAGACCAATTAATAGTAGTTTACCTATTCCTGCCTTTGCAAAAAGTCCACCTATTGCACCAAGAGCACCACCAATACCACCAGCTTTTGACAGACCAGAAACTTTCTTTTTTAATATTTTTGCCATAGAAAAAGTTGCCATTAAAGAATCTCTAATGGATTTTAGATTCTTCTTTAGAATTTTTGTTGTCTTTTTCGATCCAAAAAATTCAACATAATTCATTGCAAATTTTTCGTTTTTATCTAATTTTTTAGATATTGTTTGTGTTGATTCTTGTACTTTGTTTACACTATTTCTTGCAGCAACAATCAATCCCCTACTTATAGGTTTGAATGCTATTCTAGGTCGGATTGTAGGTGTAATCATTTACATGTTTGCTTGTTTTGCTTTTAAGTTTTCATCTTCAATATATTGATTCAATAACCCTAAGTAGATGTCTCTCTCCCAAGGCATCATATTTTCAATTTCAGTCAAAGAATATTTATGGTGCTGCATTAAGGCAAAGTTAAGTTTAAAGTATGACTCAAGATCTATATGAGCCATAACTATTCGAAAAAACTTGTTATACCCTCCAACGTCACTTCACTTTCAACTTTGGTATTTGGATTTTTTACTTTAATTGTATGAGACAATTTAGGCATACTTGCGAAAAAATCTTCAATTTGTTTAAATTGTTTTGAGTCTAAAGTCTCCAACCAATCATTAACCTCTTTATCAGTGCAATCAGCAGCTGCCCAAGATTCTTCTTGAGAAAATACTAAGTCAATACACGATGCAATCATTCTAAATGAATCTTCAATCTCAACCTTGTCTTCATTTTTAATTACAAAATTAGATTCAATGAATTGAGATAATGATGGATATTTCATTCTTAATGTATACACTCCATCTAATTTTATGTCAAGTGTATGGTTTTCATCTCTCTTTACTTGTATTTCATCAATATAAAGTTTGACTGGAACAGTTGTTGTTCCATCATCAGGACAAGTAACAACTACATCTACAGATTCACCAACTGATTTTCCTCTTATATTAAGAAAGATATATTCAATATCAAATGTCGGAAGTTCATCAACTTTAACTCCCTTTGTACTGATACAAGATTTTAAAGTTGTTTTAATTGCTTCTGTAATTTGTTTTTGATCTTCACTCTCTAATGCAAGAATTAATATTTTTTCTTCCTTAACGAGAAAAGGTCTATATTTAATTTTTTTTCCCGTTGATGGTAAAACCAACTCATAAGTCGGGGTCGCTATTTGTGGTAAAGGCATAATATTTTATTCAGTATTGTATATAGCACGGTTCTAGTAACCGTAGTAACCACCGTAAGAACTTGATCCATATGAACTTGAACCATCAGATCCAGAGCTAGAAGAACTCTCAGTGCTAGAGGTAGTTTCTCCAGAGGAATCAGTAGTTGTAGTGGTTGTTGTAGTTTCAGTTGTAGTTGTTCCACCTCCACTGGACTCAGTTGTTTGAGTTGTTTGAGATGTTCCTTCGCCTGCAGTGGTTTGTGCCTCAGTAACAGGATTTATCTCTGTAACTGGATCACCAACAATTACACTGTCAGGTAAACTCTCTGCAACTGTATCATATATTATAGCATGAGGATATGGAGCGTGTCTTTCACCCACCATCTTCACACCCATATGTTCGTGGAAAGGCCCATAATATGGTTTACCACTTACATATCCAACTGGTTCTGTTGGAGTAGGATCAGTTGAACTAGGTGAAATTTCATTTCCAATTATTCTCGGCACTAATGGATTTACTTGTGTCAATTGATTACTCAAAAGTTTTTCTCTAACTGATTTTTGAGCGTTACCGTGCTTCTCAATTGTATGTCTTAGATAAGCAAACACAACTGTAACTTGTAGAAACGTGCTACTATCGTATGACATTTGAACAGCATTGATATCAACAGGAAAGGTATCAATAAAACGGTAAGTTAACAGTGGCATATTCTTGAATGTATTATTTCTTTCATTCGGATTCTTTAAAAAGTCTCTTTCAAACTTAGTTATAGATATCATTCTACGATAGTCATCTGGGTATCTAAATCTTGAGTATGTATTTCTCTCTTGATATGCATTCAATTGACTCCCCTCTGCTCCATCATATCTACCATTTGATTCATTATATACTGGATTAATATAATTCATCCACTCTTCAAACATTCGTAATACATCATAATTATTATCAATGTAGAATGTTAGATCAAATTGATTATATACTCTTCTTGATGCAAATCTTTCAATCATTCCTTGACGACTTCCCATTTCTTCTGAAACATCAAAAGCAGCACCTGGCAATGATGCTTGAGAACACAAGAAATCATACTTCTGACTTGTGGATGTTGTATCATTAAACAATCCACAGTTAGTTAAGTATTCAAATAATCCTAAGTTATTACCTGATGCACTCCTACGAACAAGGTCTAACGATACCTTAAATTGACTTGATATCGCAAGTTTAGAAAATATTGGACTCGCATTAGGTATACTTAAGTGTAAATCTTCTGATCTTATTGCCATCTAAATAGTGTTTAAATTGATCCTGATAATATATGTATGTCATATAAAGGAAAATATTACCCAAGATACCCGAAAAA